TGGAATATGGAGAACATCTTACTAGATGGGAAGTTCCATAACTATTCTGTAACTACCTCTAAATACTTGTATCAGTTCTTGGGCATGAAAAGAAAATCAATAGATGAGATGGAGAAGGCTGGTACTCTGGTTTATACTGATCTTAATCAAGGTATGCTCAACCCACAAGAGGACAATGTATATGGTTATGAACAGTTTATAGATATATTCAAAATGAATATGGATCTAATAAAAACTATTAACAATCCCGTTGCTGTTACCAAGTAACTAACCAAGTAAATAACCCTTAATCAACCCTTGTATTACTAATGTTTTACAGGGGTTTTTTATTGCCTTGTATCTGGGTTACTTAATTCATAAGTCCTTGTATTTACTAGGGTTGTACTTGGTTGTATTGTACGGCTAGCATCTCAGTACATACCTAGTTATAAACTATTAAACTAGAATTTGTCAGACCCTATTATATGCGTGTGTGTACGTTGGCTTATACAATAGTAAAACACTGGTTTAACCTCTGTTTATTTGTGGTGGTGCGAAATATAACATATCCAGTAGAACCGATTGTCTTCCAAACTGTTAAAAAAGATATATTTTACGGGGGCATGCGTGTGCCACGGGGGGTAGTACATATATACGTATGCAATGGCAACATATTTTTACTAAAATTGGACTATTAAACCAGAACGGTTGCTGTACGTAAACACACCACTTGGGGGCCCGTTGCTGTACCTAGGTATACACTTACTATAAGAACCTCTGTCAAACAATGTATCTTTATTATACACCCAAATAGCACATCTGTCAAGATAAATATTATTTTTTTTAAGCTGTGTACAAATTAAACTAGAAAAAGCTTGACAGTTTCTCTATACAGTGTATAATAGTATACATAGGCATAGTTCTATTCAAATTCTCTCAGATAATTTATAGATATAAAAGGAATACAGAAGAACCTATGCCTGTAGATATACACAGGAACTACTAATGCAACACAACGGTATACTAGCAGAGAAGAGAAAAGAGCTAACAGACAAACAGAAATCGTTTCTTAGCTCTCTACTTGAATCTGGAGGAAACATAAACGTAGCTTTAGACAAAGCCGGTTATGCTAAAACATCTAGAAGCATGGTGTTAAAAACACTATCCGATGAGATACTAGAAGCAGCTAAAACAGAAATGGCTGCACACTCTGTAACAGCAATACACAGAGTTGTAGAAGGAATGAACGATGTGGGAGAACATCCACGAGCAGAGTTAAGATTGAAGGCTGCCCAGACTCTATTAGACAGAGTTGGATTGGGAAAGCAAGAGAAAGTAGAAATAGAAGGCAGGCTGTTGCATGGTGTGGTTCTCATGCCGTCAAAGAAAGCTATGCCTAATGTAACATTTAATGAGGAGTAACACCATGTGGAAAACACCAACATTTAAAGAAGTAGCTGTAGGCCTTGAGATTAACTGCTATGCTTGTGCAGAGATTTAGTAGATGCCTGTAAACAAAGAAACCAAAGCAGATTTAAATAAAGATGGTAAACTTAGTGGTTATGAAAAAACACGAGGTAAAGCTATAGAAATGGCCATGAACAACAAAAACGCATATGGTGGTAAGATTAAGAAAAAAATGATGGGTGGCAAGATTAAGAAAACCTATGCTATGGGTGGTGGAATAAGAAAAGCTAACTATAAGTAATGAAGTTAATACACTGTATCATAATCTGTACTATACTGATGCTGTCCATCAGTGTATTTGCAGCTGATACAGTAACTTCAACATCATCTACCGTATCAGGCACTACTACAGTTGACAGAACTCCAAGTACTGCTAATGCCCCATCCGTAATGATAAACAATCAGGATGTTTGCAGCTTTGCTGCTACCGGTGCAATACAGACACAGATATTTGGTCTAGCCGGTGGTACAGCCATAAGAGATATGAATTGTGAACGTATGAAACTATCTTCTAGGCTGTATAGAATGGGAATGAAAGTAGGAGCAATAGCCATGCTCTGTCAAGACGCAAGAGTATTTCAAGCAATGGAAATGGCAGGCACCCCCTGTCCATACAAAGGAAAAATAGGATTAGATGCTGCAAAATCATGGGCAAACAATCCTGAAAAGAGACCAGATTATGATGAATGGGTTAAAGAGAATGTTACAGATGTGGAAATTACCAAAGAGGAAGCTGCCGGCATTGGCATTGGCCTTGGTGGCCTTCTTCTTTTACTCCTTCTCTAGTAAAGCTGAGTTATTAACACCGGGGGAAACCTCTGTAGAAGAAAAAGTAACTGAGCATCTTGGTGAAGGACATATTGATACTGTAACAAAAACAACTACTATTATAGAGAACTTAACAACAGGTAATATTTTAGATAGTAACACAGGTGTCGTAGCTAAGAAATACGAAGGGGACATGGATTCCGATTGGGGTGGGATTGGATCTGCTAGTATGCCGGATTGTAGTGCACATTTTAACACAGGCAAGTGTGGTAAAGGAACAAGTAGTACACTAACTACGTTTGACCAGTATGTAGACATAAGTGACTTTCATATCTCTGATGGAGGAGCTTTAGAGTGGGAACTTCAGATGTACCACTCACAAGGGAATACCACAGGGTACTTTGAGACTAAAGGATACAACGACAACATATTACAATGGGAGTCTGGACAGATAAACCTTGAAAATACAGGGAATCCAGAGACTTTTACAGGAATACAAAACTTTACAGGAGATCTTGATAAGGTTTTTATAAGAGTAGGTGGTAAAAATAACTATTTCTTTGACAACGTAGCTTACACTGTAAACTACAACGTAATAACAACTGCTGTAGAGACATGGGTAGAGATAGTACAACCTATGCAGATGAGTGAGTCCTTAACATTAGAAATGATGGACACATATGAGTCTTCTTCTCCGGAACAGCAACAAGAGATGGACAGTATGATGCAGGATATGGATATGGTAGTCCATATTGACTTAGGAACTGCAGAGTTTTCTTCTGATATGGAAGTAGATGACATGCCATTAGATATGCCACATGATACTATGTCCAGTATGGATACAATGTTTCAAGATATGGATGTAGGTAACATGTCTTTTGATGAAGTAATGCAAGAAGTATCAATAGCCGTAGCAGAAATAGAGAATGTAGGCATGGAAGTAGATGCTGTAGAGATAAAAATGCCGGATACTAAAGAGTTTGTAGAGGTAGAGATAAAACCAGAACCTAAAATAGAAGTACAACAGACTCAAGAAGTGGTAGAAGAACAACCTAAAGAAGTAGAAGTAGTAGAAGTTGTTGCAGAGAAACAAGAACCTAAAGAAGAAGCTGTTAAAGAAGAGCCTAAAGAAGAAATAGAAGTTGCAGTAGAAAAGGTAGAAAAAATTGAGGAGCAACCGAAAGAGATTGCAGAGGACAAACCGACTAAAGAGCAGGTACAGAAGCAGAAGAAGGCAAAAAGGATAATGACAGCAATGGCTAGTAGTTATGACCCTGTATCTCAACTGACAACACTAGCTCTTGTGAATGCATTAGGTCCAGACATCTCTACTTACAGCAATCAGATACCAGTAGTACAGCCTTCTTGGTATGAAACAAAAGAAATATATGAAAACACTGTATTGCCAGATCCTTTAGGCAGTTATATATCTGTTAGCTCAAGTTTACAAATGGAAAACATGATAAGTCAACAGTATGAGTAGTGAAGTAGAATTTGCAGGAGTTAAATTTAAGGGTGGTAAACTAATTGCCATTCTTACAGCTTTGAGTACACTAGGTGGAGGAATCTGGGGAGGATTTGAAGTATATGGTCGTTGGCAAGCTATGGAAGCACAGATATCAGCATATGTAGAGCCTGATCTTAGTGGATTTAACAGAGAGATAGGCATTATCAACGAAACAGTAACAAGTTTAGAAAAAAGAGTAGATACAGAGTTAAAAACATTAAAAGAATTGTTGACATCTGCTCAAGATTCTGTTAGAACTATTAAAACAGATCTAAAAGCTGATATGTATGGTTTACAAGACTCTATGGATGTGATTGTAGATGATAACAGAGAGTTAAACAGAAATGTGTATTCCAAAATAGAAGAAGTTAAAGTGGGTATGCAGGTAGTTATTACTGATACACAAAATAACCTTAATAGTTTAGTACAACATGCTTCTGATAGATTTGACTCTAAACGTACAGCACTAGAAGAAGGTGCACAGAGAAGACAAGACTTCTTAACAGAGGAAATGAAAAGTTTAGAAGAACGATTTGGTGTTAAGCTGCAAAGAGCTTTATCAAATCCTTTAACGGGGCAATAATATGAGTGAAGAAGAAAAAAAAGAATGGAAATGTGCAGATTGCACTTGTGAAAACTGTGAATGTACAGAAGAAAACCAATGTGGGAATTGTGAATGCACGAATATAGATGTAGTTTAGACAGAGTAGTTGATGGAGATACAATAGATGTACATATTGACCTTGGTTTTAAAATCATATTATCAAAGGAAAGGGTACGATTACTCGGAATCAATACACCCGAGTCGAGAACCCGTAATTTGGAAGAAAAAGCTCTTGGATTGGCTGCTAAAGCTAGGCTTAAAGAACTTCTTCCGAAAAAGTTTATAATAAAGACGTTTAAAGACGAAAAAGGCAAGTTTGGTAGGATATTAGGCTTACCTTTTGTAGAAGATGTAGATATATGCCAACAACTTATAGATGAAGGCCATGCTAGAGTGTACCATGGAGGAACAAAGGTTCCTTGGGTATAGAAAACAAAAATAGATCATCCTCTACTGTTCCTTTTGGCTATAAGTTATCAGAAGATCAGAAAACATATGAACCTGTAGAGAAAGAACTAGAACTACTAGACAAAGCTTTTGATTATGTACGAACAGTAGGCCCAGCTAAAGCATCTCGATGGTTAACTACAGCTTCAGGAAGAAAGATATCAAATCCGGGTTTAACAAAACGTATGGATAAAGGATTATACCTATAGAAGAACAAAAGAAAAAACGAGGTAGACCAGCAAGGAAAGAGGGGGAACCAAAAACCTCATATAACTGGTCATCTCGCATGAGAGCCAAACTTGCTACTCAAAAAAGTATCTCTACTAAACGTAGAAATGCTGAAAAGGCTACAAACAAAGCTAAAAAAGCCAGAGTAGTATCAAAAAGGGCTCAGGAGGCATCTAAAAAGATAGATGATGCTCTAAAAGGTAGAGGGAAGTCCGTTGTTACTACAGATGATCTAAAAAATGTACCAAAAGCACTTAGAGACCATCTAAAAGACCATGACGTTGTATTTAGACCGAATGAAGGGCCTCAAACTACCTTTTTAGAGTCTCCAGAAAGGGATATATTATATGGAGGAGCTGCTGGTGGTGGTAAATCTTATGCTTTACTGGCTGATGTTCTAAGAGATGCATCAAACCCTAATCATAGAGGTTTATTACTAAGAAGAACATTAGCTGAGTTAACAGAGCTTATAGATAAGAGTAGACAAGTGTATACAAGGGCCTTTCCCGGAGCAGTGTTTAAACAGGCTAAATCGACATGGGAGTTCCCTTCAGGAGCTAAGATATGGTTCTCCTACGTAGATGATGATAGAGACGTAACAAGGTACCAAGGACAAGCTTTTAACTGGATAGGCATAGATGAGATAACTAACTACCCTACTCCTTACGTATGGAACTACTTACGATCTAGACTTAGAACAACAGACCCAGCATTAGGCATGTATATGCGTTGCACAGCAAATCCCGGAGGTGTTGGGGGCTGGTGGGTAAAGAAAATGTATCTAGACCATGCTCCACCGGGAGATCCTTTTTGGGCTAGAGATTTTGATGATGGAAAGATACTAAAGTATCCTCCTAAACATAATAGAGCAGGGGAACCTTTGTTCCTAAGAAAATTTGTTCCTGCTAGGTTGACAGATAATCCCTATCTGTTTGATGATGGTCAATATGAAGCTATGTTGATGTCATTGCCTGAAGTAGAAAGAAAAAGACTCCTTGAAGGAGATTGGGATGTAGCCGAAGGTGCAGCCTTTACAGAGTTTAGTAAAAGTATGCATGTTTCTGATCCTTTTGAAATTCCAGAAGGATGGGCAAGAGTAAGATCAGGAG